CAAGTGATTTTCTATATTAAAGTTATCCACAGATTTGCCGTTTTGGGGGGTATGGGGGGAGTCTAAGTCTCTGTCTGAGTCTTGAGTCTCTGTGTCGCCAAGTCGGGATACCGTATGGCATACCGTATCAGAAAGCATTGGTTTAAGTTTCGATAACACGTTTTCTTTTTCCCAAGAACGGGTGTTCACAAAATCAAATAAATCCTTTGCATTCATATTCTTAAGGTCACATTCCGGAACTGATTTTAATTCCGAAATCACGCGCAAACAATGCTTTGGATTGTTTGGCGGGTTGTACTCATACCAGCGGTCAATAAGTATGACAAATTCCGTTCTGTCATAGGATATCAAACCAGTCTGGGATACCGTATGGCATACCGTATCAATGCGGGTGCGATCCCATCCCACGTCTTCCATTATGTAACCGTATGGAAGGCGGTAGCACCCGCATGAATTGGAAAGTGGGGAAGTCAGCGCGTACAGGTAAAACAGTTTTCCATCATCATCCAATGATGTGAAGCGTTTTGATGTCCACACGGACGGATTTATTTTTGAAAAATCCCGCATTCATCATTCCGTGTGTTGTGATTCGCGCTGATCCAATGCCTGTTCCAGAAGCACAATTGCCATGCTGGACATTGATCTTCGTTCCGATTCGGCGGCGGCTTGAAGCCTTTGTTTGAGATTTCCCGGCATATAAATGCCCAGATGTTCCTTGTTTTCGCTCATTATGCCCTCTTTTCCCTGATATATCCTTATACTACACTACTTTTTTTAAAAAAGGTTCCATCTTTTTTAAAAAAAGTTGCACTCTTGATTGAATATGCTATGATGAAAGTATGATGAAGAAACGGAAACGCGAATCATCAACCACAGCCAACTAAAAAAGGAAGATCAAAATGTCAGTTAAACTTCGTATCGAACTTGAAGCAAAAATTTTTCGCAAAGCTTGCAAAGCCCTGATTGAAGCAGGCTATGAACTGCGCCTTTATGACGGTGAAGAAATCACCACACCCAAAACCAAAGATGTAAAAGTCATGATGGACGCACAGGCAACAACGGATGAAGATTGTATCTTCGTTTACAATCCGGGCGAAAAAGAACGCATCGGATGGGTTATCTTTACCTACGGCAACGATGGTTACGATGTAATCAGCGATTACACGACAAACCTTGAAGACGTGTTGAAACCCGTAAATGATTACGCAGAAAAATTCGCATAACCAACGTGCCGGGGCTTCGGCCCCGGCCCACCACAGCCAGAGGAAAAAATCATGACCCGCCCGCGATACATGACACTCCGGATTCTTTTGGAGAAACTGAAAAAGCAACAAGGAACAGATGATCTTGAACACATCATGGATGTTCCACTTTGCGTGGGGATCAGTGATGGGATGCGGAATTTCGATTACGGAACAATCTTCGTGGACTATCCGAGATTTTCCGCACCGCGCCCAGAAGATGGATACCTTGGGCAAATTCGCCTTGACTGCCACACTAATAACAAACGGCTTGTAGAAAAAACGAAAAGGAAAAAGCAATGACTGCATACAAAAAAGGCTTCATAGACGGTATGGCCGCCTACGCCATCAACAAGAACGGCGAACAGCTTGTTGGCAATGACAGGCCGCTTAAAACTGCCATCGCCAATGCGGAAAGCACGTGGAATTTTGATCCACCTGCAAGCGAAATGCGCCCGATTGATGAAGATGTTTTTGCCGGGCTTTTGGTTGAAGCGGAAATTTCTTTGGAAAAAGAATACAACGCCTTTGAACCTGAATTTGATAACCAGTCCGAAAGATACAAAAAATTACACAAACTAATATCAAGGGCAAGGCGCGGATGATGAGGTTCAGGAATGGTTAGCGCGATATGACGCGCTGGAAAGGGCGGTGAAAGATGTTTGGAACGCTTTTCAGGAGAGCATAGGCAATGCATGAACAATACTACGGCCAAAAGCTACAAGAGAGTACGCACTACGTGCGAACACCGGAAGGCATGGTTGCCTTGCGGGAACAACAACCAAACCCACAGCAACAAAAGGGAGACTTAACCATGAAAACCAAGAAAATCTTTTCGGCAATCGCCGTTTCCGCGATGCTGGCGGCTTCCGCCCCGGCACACGCTTTCCTTCCCCCGCTTCCGCTGGCTATCGCCGCCGGGCTTATCGCTGGCGAAGCGGTTGATATCGGGATCAGCACAGCCCTTGGCGGCGAGGGAAAAACTATTTCCTATCGCACGGCTAAGGCGCGTGAAGAAGGTTCCGCACTGGCGGCGGCGGCCTGTGCCACATACACCCCGGTTCTTGTTCATGATGTGCTGCGATTTTCCGCCGCGCAACTGAAATGGATGAAGGATAATCGCGGCATTTCCTACACGGATCATTGCGGACACCGCCTGATTGCGGAAGGTGATGCGGACTATGCCGCCGCCTTTCCGTCCGATCACACCGATGATTGGGATGATTTAAACCGCTAACGACAAGGCGAAACACGGGGTTCCCCGGCCCTGTGTCGGCGGGTATGGTGCCCGCCCTGATGAGCCTAACCAGTTTATCGGGAACTTCTAGCTAGAAAGGAGAAGCTATGTTCTGCATAGATGTAACTTTGATCTTGAAGATCATAGCGATTGCCGTTCTGGTTATCTTGGGAATCGTATCCTATGGGGCTTTGGTGCTGTACAGCATTTCCAAAGACCTTGACGATCACGACTCACTTTAACCATCGGCGGGGTGCGGCTGTCTTCGGGTGGCCGCACCCTTCCTTTCAAGCCCACAGCCAAGGGAATAAAAATGGACTGGATCATTCCGCTTATCACATGGTGTATCATAGCCTTCATCTATTTTGCGCCAGCGTACTATGCCCGCAAGCGCGGTCATAAGAACGCAACACCAATTTTCATCCTGAATCTTTTTTTAGGATGGACTCTTGTTGCATGGGTAGCCTGTCTTGCATGGGCCTATTCCAGCAACACCCACAACCACCAACAAGGAAGCAAATGAAATGAAAAGGAAAATATGGACGACTCAAGACGACAAGATCATCAAAGATGAATATGCACATGCGCCGACACAGCGACTCGCCAAGAAGCTTGGCAGGACTAAAAAAGCGGTTTCTGTTCGTGCGTCCGTGTTGGGCTTGAAAAAGGAAACGATCAGCCCAAAAACAAAAAAGTCACCCCCCCCCCCGTTCGGGAAAACAGCGTCATATCACTATCAATGTTCCGCCGGGTTATAACGGGGTTCTCACTGTCAATATCTCTTAAAAGAAAGGAAAATCAGGATAATGGATAAAGTATATCTGGACATCGAAACCATCCCATCCCAACTTGATTGGGTGCGGGAATACGCCAAGGAAAAAACCACGCCGCCCGGCACAATCAAGAAGGCGGAGTCCATAGAAAAATGGTACGCGGAAAGCTACGGTGAAGCCGTGGAAGAAACCATTGGAAAGATGGGGTTCAGCGGCGCAAGCAACCACATAATTTCAATCGGCGTGGCCTTGAACGATGAACCCGCCATATCATTTGACGTGCGCGATCTGGACAAGGAAGAGGCGAACCTTCGGGATTTCTTCAAATTCCTGCCAAATCACGCCGTATATGTTGGTCACAACATCGCCGGGTTTGATTTGCGGGTGATCCGCCAGCGGGCCATTACACTTGGCGTTCCCCTGCATCGCGGCGTTCCTTGGTTCGCCAAGCCTTGGGAAAACAACCCGTTTGATACCATGGTGCAGTGGGATTCCAAGAACTTTACCAAGCTTGATATCTTGGCCCGCGCCTTCGGCGTTGGCGGGAAGGGCGGCATGGATGGTTCCAAGGTCTATGGCGCATGGCAGGAAGGGCGCATTGATGAAATCGCGCAATACTGCCGCGAGGATGTGGAAATGACCCGTGCTGTGTACAAGCACATGGCGCAAGAACAAGCTTCCTAAGTGGCTGTGGGAAGGGCGGCGGTGGATTGCGGGTTGCCGAAAACGTAGGCTTTGAAAAACCACATACCCACCGCCGTTTCCCTGCCCGGAAAGGAAACCAGTATGGACTTCATAGAAAAAGGAACAACGCGCATCCCGGAAGCGGCAAATGACAACTGCGACAAGGTGAAAATGGTCTTGTTGTCCGCGTTCAAAAACAAGATGCGCCAGATCATAAAGGTGAAAAAATGACGAACAGACCGATCTTGAAACTGAAAGCCAGAGCCGCGCCCGGCCCGGTGCCCCCAACGCCCCCGGCCAAGGCCATGGAAATGTTTACCGTGTACGGCCCGAATCAGGCTGAACATCCCGGTAAATACGTGGTCAGGCGGTGGACAATACAGGATGGGAATCCCGTGCCGGATATCGCGCCTTGGTGTCTGGCGGATTCCCTTCATGCTTGCCGGGTATCAGTACCGCCGGGAACGGCCAGATTCCACCGCCATCCGTCCGATGACCCGGCCATCATGGAAACTTGGCTTTAAAGGCTTGACGATTGAATAGGTATTGAATATTATTCAATTGCTTTCAAGCACAACATCAACAAGGAACGAATCATGACACAAACAGCCACTGCCGGGATTGGGCATAACAATCCGCCAGAATTGGAAGAAATCATTGCCGAAGGCTTGCAAAAAGACTACCGCGAAGAACTTTCGGTATACGAATCAATGTTGGCCAAACAAGATGAAATGCCGGATCAAATTGACGATGACGAAACAGCGGGCGCGGTTTCGGATTACCTGAAAAAGCTGCGCAACATGGAAAAAACGCTGGATGCGGCGCGTAAGGCTGAAAAGGAAGTCTATTCTGCCAAAGCGAATGCCGTTCATGCCTTCTTCAAAAAAAGGCTGGACAGCATACTGTCCGTCCGCGACAAGGTGGGCGAGCCGCTGGCCGATTATCTAAAACGAAAGGAAGATGCTGCCCGCCGGGAACGCGAGGAAAAAGCCCGCGCCGCCGCCGAGGAAGCCCGCCGCAAGGCCGAGGAAATGGAAGCCCGCCGCAAGGCCGAGGAAGAAGCCCGCCGCAAGGCCGAGGAAGAAGCCGCCGCCGCCCGCCGGGCACAGGAAGAAGCTGAACGCCGCGCCGAGGAAGAACGCCGCAAGGCGGAACAGGCCCGCCGGGAAGCGGAAGAAGCCAAGGCCCGCGCAAAGCAGGAAGAACAGGAAAAGGAAGCGGCAACGGCCCGCGCCAAGGAACTGGAAGCGGAAGCCCGCCAACGCGAAAAGGCCGCCAAGGAAGCTGAACGCGCCGCCGCCGCACAAGCCAAGGAACGTGAAGAACAGGCAAAACAGGCCGCCCGCGATGCGAAACAGGCAAACCGGGATTACAAGACTTCGCTGGATGATGCGATCCGTGCCGACAAGAAGGCCGACCAGATGGAACGCAAGACCTTTGCCAAATCATCCGAATTATCAAGGACACGCGGTTCCGCGTCCATGGCCAGCGTGAAAGAAACATGGGTGGGTAGCATCACCCGGCGCGAAGACTTGGATATTGAAGCCCTGCGCGATCATATCCCGTTCGCCGCGCTGGAACAGGCCGTGCAATCGTTTGTGAACGCGGGTGGCCGCCAGCTTCGCGGCGCGATCATCACGCAAGAAACCAAGTCCGTTGTGCGTTAACGAAGGATATGTGGCCGCCGGGGGCTTCGCGCTTCCGGCGGCGCATGTAGAGAGGGAAAAAATGACCAAAGAAAATCCAAAAACTGTTCCAGAAAATACGCCGCCGCAAAGGCCGCCTGTGCAAGTGTGTCGCGGATGCGGTGGAATCGGTTCCATCCGGAACGGGGAAGATAGCTGCCCACGCTGCGGCGGAACGGGGTTATCATGACAAGCGGAAAATCAAACATCGTGGATGTTGCGCTGGAAAAGAAAATGACCAAGGGCGGAGGAACCGCTTTTTCACAGGGTGACAAAGACGAAAACGGGCGGGAAGTCTGGATATGGATTCCAACTTCACAGGTGGAAGACAATGGTGATGGAACATTTGCTATGCCGGAATGGCTGGCCAAGGATAAGGGGCTGATATAATGAAAAAAACATACAAGGGATTCGATAAAGAAATGAAATGCCGAGGATATCAATTCGTCATCGGCAATCAATACAAACATGAAGGCACTGTTGAACTTTGCGCGAAAGGATTCCATGCTTGCAAAATCCCAATGGATGTTTGGTCTTTTTATCCGATCAACACATCTATTTATGCAGAAGTTGAGCAAAGCGGCGATGTTAAAAACGATGAACAAAAAACAGTTTCATCCGTTATAAAAATAAACGCTACCATATCTATTTCGGATATGGTTAAAGCGTCTGTTGAATTTATAAAACAAAACTCTAAAGGCTCATTGAACAACCATGGCCACAGCGCGGCGCAGGGCGACCATGGCCACAGCGCGGCGCAGGGCAATGAAGGCCACAGCGCGGCGCAGGGCTGGCGTGGCCACAGCGCGGCGCAGGGCGACCATGGCCACAGCGCGGCGCAGGGCAATGAAGGCCACAGCGCGGCGCAGGGCAGGTATGGCCACAGCGCGGCGCAGGGCGAAAGATCGGTTGCGGTGGCTACAAACTTTGGTGGCCGTGTAAAAGGAAAAGAAGGGGCCGTTTTAATCCTTGTTCAGTTCGAAGATGATGAAATAACGCCAATTTCTGCCGTATCTGAAACAGTCGGAAAAAACAAAATCAAGCCCGATACATGGTACACACTGTGCAAAAAAGGAAAGTTTCAAGAGGTCAAAAGTGGAAATTGAACCGGAAGCAATTGAAGCATTTTATTTTACTGACACATTCGTTCCGCCATCCCTTCGGGATGGCCTAATTGCATACATCGAAATTGGACGATCAACAGGAAGCTTTTTAACGGCTGTCCTGTGCAACAATCTTCAACAAGCCGTGTTTCGCGCCGATCCGGCAACCCTGCCACACCTTCCAACCGTGGTGCGCTGGCTTTGGAACTTCGCCCCGGCGCAGTGCCACGGAAGCGAAAACCATCATCGCGGGTGGATGGATGCGCGGCAACGCGATCTTGAAATAGAAAAGGAAAACGCGGCGTGAACTACCTCATATTATTTTGCCTTTTATTCCCGCTGGCTTCCGCGCTGAACGGAATCGCGGTCAATAAGGACAATGGGCCAACTGAACTGATTGCGTCCGTGATCGTCATGGGCATGTACTTCTTCGCGTTTCTTGGATTTATCGGGATGTATATGAAATGACAAATGAACAAAAAATCCGTCAGATTCTTCAAGAAGCCGTTGACCTATACGGCAAGCCGGGTGGCCCGTGGAACGTGCCAAACGATCCTGGCGGATGGATTTCACGGGCGCGGGAAGTCCTTTCAGAAAAAATATCAGAAATGACGGATACAGATAATGATTTTATGAACCTTGGCGCAACGCCGATATGGATTCGATACGCCAAAAACGGCCTAGTCAGGATGTGGGATATAAAACCACTTGAAGATGGTGTCGGGGATATGCGGGCAGTTGGCGGCATAATTGGCGAATACGGGAGATACCGCGCCCTATGGATTGAAATGTCCGCCGTTCTCCAAAAGATTGATGGATATCTTGGCGCATTGAAATCCGCCAAAGAAGAATGGCAAATTGCCAGCGCAACGGGATCGGAAGAAATTTTCCATCAAAAATCCAAAAACCTTCTTCAAGCGATCAGCCAATTATTGGCGGCTGGAAAAGAAGAAACCCCAAAAAACGATGAAATATCCAAGCTGCAAGCGGAAAAGGAAGAACTGATTCAGGCGTTGCATGACGCTCTGACACGGCATGAATGGCAGGATGGTTATAAAAACGCGGAAGCTGTTCATGATAAATATACATGGAAGGGCTGCGGAAAATGAAATTTAAGGAAAGAAAAAGAAAACACGATGACGCGCATTATCCGCTTCAAGGAAGTGGTAGGAAGGCGAATCGTTCAAGGTCAAAAAAGATTGCGCCATCCGGAAAATGCCATCATCCCATGATTGCAACCGGAGTTGTAAATAAATGCACCTTGTGCGGAGAGGAATTTTAAATGAACAATGCCCACGATTTCAAGGCGGCCTTGGATGCGCTGTTGAAGGTAGAATGGTGCGAAGCGTCCTGCGATGGATATGTCGGGGCAGGATATGATGAGGAAGAATCGTCGCATTTTCTTGGAGATCACATAGGCGCGATTAAAGCCGCCCTGCAAGCGCAGATCGAAGCACCGGATGATGCGCGGGAGGCGGTGGAGGTGCAAACAGTATTCGCGATGAATGCACAAGAAACACTTTTGCGCGGTTATCGTGAATCTCTTGGAGAGTATTTAAACCGCATGTACGTAAACGGCGTTAAAGTTTTAAAGGAAAAAGAAAATGATTGAAGAACTTCTTTTCTGGCGCATGAAGTTTTGGGAAAAGGTAAGCAGATTTGCGGATGATGCTTTTGAAAAGGCGTTGGATGATTATTACGGAACGCAACCAGATATTGACAATTGAATAATATTCAATCAAGGTAACACATGCTTTTAAAATTTGAAACAGAATCGGAATGGTTGGAAGCCCGCGCCCGGAACATCAATTCCACGGAAATTGCCGCGTTGTTTGACCTGTCCGAGTATAAAAGCCGCCTTCGGCTGTGGCACGAAAAGGCCGGGAACGTGGAACCGGACTTCTCCGACAACCAGCATACCCGGTGGGGCCGCCGCCTTCAAAACGCCGTTGGCGCGGGCCTGTGCGAAGATCACGGCTGGCAGGGCGAGGATTTGACGCTGTTCTATTTGCAAGATGACAAACTGCGACTCGGTGCGTCCATGGACATCAAGGCGATATGTCGTGATCGTGGTGAAGGCTTGCTGGAAGTGAAAACCACGGGCGTTTTCAGCGAAGAATTGGGGTGGTATCCCGACAAAGCCCCCATTGATTATGAATTTCAAATACAGGGCCAGCTTGATCTTGCGATTCGGGAAGGTCTGCCGATCCAGTGGGGGGCCATCGGTGCGCTGGATGGGCGCAAGAATAGCCGAATATATGAGCGCAAGCATGATTCGCGCCTTGGTGATTTGGTGCAAGAAGAAGTGGCGAAATTCTGGCATTCCGTTGAAGCCAATGAGCCGCCGCCGCCGGATTACCTTGCGGACGCTGAAATCCTTGAAATCCTGCGTCCGGCTGTGCGGGAAGGCGAATCGGTCAACCTGTCACGCGAGGAACGGGCCGTGAATCTGATAAACAGGTATGCGGTAATTAAAGACCGTTTGGCGGAACAAGCTGAAAAGCAAAAGGAATCCATTGATGAAATGACTGCCATTAAAAATGAAATTTTGGACTTGATCGGGAACGCTGAAAGGGCCATTATTGATGAATATTCAATCAGTGCGAGATTGCAGGAAGTTGATGATCGTCTTGTTCCGGGGTATTCGTTCCGGCGATTCGATGTGAAGAAACTCAAAAAAGGAAGATGAAACCATGACAGGACAACAAGTTGCGAAGCTGGAAGGCGAAAAGGTCAAGAACCCCTACCAATCGGCGGAAGTGGTCAAGGCCGATAACGAAAGCGGCATGATTGCCAGCGAAGCCCAACGCGCCATGATTGAGGTTATGACTCAATTTGAAGTGGCCAAGCGTTTCCCGCGTGATCCTATGATCTGTTCAGATAGAATTTTGAAAGAGTGTTCGCGCCCAACGCTGGCGGAACTGGCCACGTATTCCTACCCCAAGGGCGGTCAAGAGATTTCCGGCCCCACAATCCGCTTGATGGAAGCTATTGCGCGGGCATGGGGTAATGTTCGATTCGGGTGGAAGGTGATTGACGCGAACCAGCAAAGAAGCATTATACGCGCCTTCGCCTTCGATCTTGAAACGAACGTGGATCGTTCCACGGAATTTGAGGTTCGCCACTGGCGCGACACCAAAAGCGGCGGATACCCTATCAAGGATGAACGGGAAGTCTATGAACTGTGCGCCAACAAAGCTATGCGCCGTGTACGTTCTTGCATTGAAGGGCTGATCCCCCGCGATGTGATAGATATGGCTTTGGAAAAATGCGAAGAAACCAGCCGGATGAACATTGACACATCGCCGGAAGGACTGAAAAAGCTTTTGGAAGCATTCTCCGGATACGATGTGAATCAGGCTATGATTGAACAGCGTTATGGCGGCCTTAAAATGGAATCCATGAAAGCCCCGCAAATTGTCGGCCTTCGCAAAATCTTTGCCAGCTTGAAAGACGGAATCGCCCGCGTGGAAGATTTCTTTGATGTGTCTCTGGCAGATAAAAAGGAAGACAAGAAAGGCGGCGGCCAGCCTGATTTGAAAAAAGAGGTTGAAGCGAAGAAGGCCGAAGAATCCGACAACAAAAACCAGCAAGCCAAACCCCAAACGGCGGCCCCCAAAGAAACCCCAACCGCCGAAAACCCCAAGCCGGGCGACAAGAAACAAGATCAAAAACCCGGTCCCGGTAAACTGGTTTAACTGCGCGGGGGATGCGTCCGTAACCATCCCCCGCTATTTCTTTTGAGGTAATCAGATGAAAAGCAATTATTTCTGGCTTGTGTGGAACCCAAATGGCTGCCATGCGCCGAAGTACAGGCACGAAACAGGACAGAGCGCGGAAGATGAAGCCAAAAGGCTTGCGCGTCTTCATCCCGGACAGGAATTTTTTGTTCTTTGTGCCGTGGGCGTGGCGAAGAAAGTTGACGTGGAATATGTGCCATTTGAAGCCGATGAAATACCGTTTTAGGAACAAAAATGAAGACATCACCCATCCAATTCAGCCCCGATATGATCCGCGCCATCCGTGCCGGGAGGAAGACGCAAACACGGCGGCTTTTTAAACTACCTAAAGACCGTGGGGAGTGGGAACCCACTACATTTGGGGGGCCGGGATTGAAAGATAAACATGGAAAAGAACATCCTGAAAAACCAGCTATTTGGAACACCACAACAGGAACAACAATTTCTGGCCCAAATAATATTGGCGATGAACTATGGGTGAAGGAAACCTATGGCATCCTGAAAGCTGGCGGCGGCCTGATATACCGTGCGGATGGTGGATGGGCCGAAGCCGGGAACGTGCGCGAAATTCTGGAAGGCGGACGCTGGAAATCACCGCGCTATATGAGCCGGGAACAAAGCCGCGTCCGGTTGGAAATCACGGCGCACACCCGCATTCAACGCTTGCAGGATATCACGGAAGAAGATGCGCGGGCGGAAGGACATCCGGAATCATCGCATGATGGGCATACATGCTATGAAGGCATGTGCCGTGAATGGTTTGCCGTGCTTTGGGATGACATCAACAAAGAACCCGGCACACGGTGGGAAGATAATCCGTGGGTTTGGGTTTATACTTTCAGGGTGAAATGATGAATAAATGTGAGATCATATTTTTTCTTTCCCCAATGTTCTTCCTGTTTTGCATGGCAATCACCCTTCAATTGAAGGTTTTTGAGATACAAAAACAGGCCACGCTTTTACAGGCAAGAATCGAAAAACTGGAAAGCCCGCCGTGCGCGTGGGCAAGGGAGATTGCGAAATGATTCTTTCAGTTGACTTTACAACAATCACTTGTTGCCATGCTGGCTGCGGTATAGTTTGGGGCGTTCCAAATACATGGGAACGGAAAAGGCTCGAAGACAAAAAGTTATTCTATTGTCCAAATGGACACGCGCAAGGTTTTTTTGGTGAAAGTGAAGCTGACAAACTACGCCGGGAACTTGACCGCCTAAAACAGCAAATGGCCCATAGGGATGATATGATTCGTGAACGCGCTCGAATAATCAAACACGCGGAAAATTCTGCCACGGCATACAAAGGGCATGTTACCCGGATCAAAAACAGGGTGGCATCTGGTGTTTGCCCTTGCTGCAACCGTTCTTTTCAAAACCTTCACCAGCATATGCAGAATAAACACCCTGACTATAGAAAAGAAAAGGTGGAAGCGTGATACCCTATAGATTCTCAAAACGTGATGCTGTAATCCTTTCCGGCATTGTCGGTCTGGCACAGAACGCCGAAAGGGAAACGGCGCGGAAAACTGTGAATGAAGTCATAACGGCCACGCTTGAACGGTTTTCCAAGGAACAGCTTGTTGACCTGTTCAGAAACTTCATTTTTATGGGCCTGTCCGTTGAAAGCAATGCCCGCGATTTCATGGAAGCCTATTTCATATCCGAAACGGATATGCATCCGCACGATGCGGAAAAGCTGAACCTTCCCACGCTATGGGGGGCACTGTATGGCGTTGGGCTGGCCGCCGGGGTTGATTCAAATAAGGCATGTGAAGGCTGCGCGTTCAGGCTTGGAACGCATGCCAACCAGTCACCCGGAACAACGGTTGATGCTGATTCTTGCGTTCATGGTTATTGGTCAGATGATCCGTTTTGGTGCCATGAAGATTTGAAGGATGGGCAACCCACAAAAAAATGCGTAGGGTATGCACTGAAAAAAAGCGGAATTTTGGGGCAGGGGAAAGTCAAGAAAGGAAGCGAAGAAAAATGTCATACCCTCAAACCGCCGGATACGCCCGGCACAGCGAAACAAGCCAGGAAGCCGCAAGATCATTGACCAGCCAAGGCGAGGTTGCCCGCGCCGTTCTTGTGGCCTTGCGCGATGCTGGCGATCATGGGCTTATCGTGGATGAATCCCGTATCATGGTAGAACGCGCATTAGATCGTGATTTTGACCGAAGCACGATTGCCGCCCGGTTCACGGAATTGAAGGCGCGTGGCATGATCCGCGAAACAGACGAACGCCGCCAGACACCACGCGGACGGAAAGCCGCTGTTTTTAAAATCCTACAATCGGGGCGCGATGCGCTCCAACTCAATCTTTTTAATTGACAAACGTATTGAATATCATCAAGGTATATTCAATCAAGGCAGGGAAATCATGGCAAAAAGAAAAACAAAAAAAGAGATTCAAAACTGGCTGACAAAGAAGGAAGCAACGGAAACTGAACGCGATGTTTATTTTATCGCTGTTGGCGCATACATGAAAAAGAACGCGCCACTGATAAACAGCGACATTGCGGAAGAACATGGCACCCACCGCACAAACATCCGTTTCCACTTGAAAAACATGATTGCCAAAGGCATCATCACACGACACAGCCGGAAACATTATCTCCCGGCGTTCATCTAATAGGCGATGGGGGGCCGCCTTCGATGTTCCCCGCACAAAAACCATGAAAGGATTCATCATGAATCAAGACAAAAAAAACTTGGCCGCCCGCGCCGCATATCATGCATACGGCCAAACCACGGACAACAAGAATTTTCAGGGAAATGAAATGCCTGAATATGACCAGTTGCCGGAACAAATCCGTACAGCTTGGGAAAACGCTTCCGAAGCCGTGGCAAATCTGGTTGTGAACGGCTTTAATTCTGATCTGGAATCTGCGCCGCAATCTGCGGGTGGAACGGAAGGCGTTGAAAGCGGTTCCGAAGAACAGAAAACCGAGGGTGGCGAAGATGTGCCCGGCGGTGAAGAAGGCGAAGGCGAAAAAGCCGCCGCCTAAGACTTGGCGGGGATGCTTGGTGCTGTCCAGCTTCATAAGTTGGATGTTTGTGGTTCGAATCCACACCCCGCAACCAGATAGCCCAATGGCGGTGATCGGCTAGAAAAGCATCCGCCGCTTTCCATCCAACAAATCATTGAAGGGAGTAAATCAATTATCGAAGAACAAAATCAACATAATAGCGCAAAAAGCTTTGGCGTGATTCTCGCATCACTAGATGGTGGTGTGTTTAACGACCAGATTTCAAGGGAGGTTCAGGAACTGATTGCGGATATGAGCAATCATGCCATGGCCTTTGGCGGATCGGCAAAGGGAAAGGTTTCCGTCAACCTTGATATTGCCCTCCAAAACGGCGTGTTCCACATTTCCGCTGACAAGAAAATCACCAAGCCAGCGGAACCAAAATCCAAATCCGTCATGTGGTGCGATGCAAACAACAACCTGATTGAACAAGACCCGCGCCAGCGGAAATTTGATTTCAATCATGGGAACGTCATAAGGTTCCCACCACAGTATAAACACCCATCACCAAGAAGGAAAAAAACCATGTTTGATAAAGACGCAATCGAAGCCCTGCAAAAAAGCCAAAATCCTGTTGTTGGGCGCATTAACCAACTTACCAGCGATGAAGAAGGGAAGCAAATCCCATTCGCGCTTGTTCCAGAGCACATGACGCTGAAAAGCGTCAAGCCGCTTTTTGACGAATATCTTGAAAAGCCGGAACGCCGTAAAGGATATTCTATAGCAAACGATGACCACGCATTTATCCAGATTGTGAACAGGTTCAAGGCCGAAAATTCCGCCGTGTTCCGCGATGCGTACATTACTGACACATCCATCCGCGCCTCTCTCCGGGCAATCCTGAACTATCATCCACAATCACCGGAAGATACAAAGGCCGATTGGTGCGATCATGGCGTGAAGTATGACTTCCCGCTGTCAGAATCCATGGAAGTGTGGCTGGAAAAGAACGGCCAGCCTTTCAACCAGAAAGAGTTTTCGCAATTTCTGGAAGACAATGCCCCGGATATGGTCATTGCCGACCAAGAACACATGGTGGTTGATTTTGGTGCAGTGTCACCTAAATTTGCAACACCAAGCGAGATCATGCAACTTGCCCATGGAATCGAAATCCGAAGCGATGAAAAGATCACGAACGTTTATAAAAATTCGGATGGTTCTTTCAACATGCAATTCACAACCGAACACAAGGACTCTGCGGGTCAGCCCTTGAAGCTCCCTGAATGGTTTTGCATTGGAATCCCGGTATTTGAAAACGGTCTTGGATATCAATTCCCTGTGCGCCTTCGCTTCCGCAAGAAGGAAGGAACAATCATATGGTTCTATGAACTGTACAGGAAGAAGGTTGTCTTCACAGCGGCTTTCGATGCGGTATGCAACAATGTGCATCTGGAAACACAAATCCCGATGTTCAACGGCTCGCCTGAAAACAGCCGTAACGCTGATTAAGAATTGGGGCGGGCTTCGCGGCCCGCCCTTTTTTCACATGGGAAAGCGTAGCAATTTTGAGCGTGTGGAGAGGGATTTTTACCCGACACCCTATGAAGCCGTGGTTCCCCTTCTTCGACACCTTCCGCCAGAAACGAAATTCATTGAACCGTGCGCGGGGGATGGGCGGCTGATCCGCCACATTGAACGCCACGGGCATCAATGCGTGTATGCCTGTGATCTGGAACCACAAGGGCCTGGCATAGACCAGCGCGATGTATTGTTTTTTGATGCGGGGTTCCCGCCATGCGATCTTGTCATCACGAATCCGCCTTGGGATCGTGATATCCTTCATGCCATGATCCGCCGTTTCACGGATCACGCCGATACATGGCTTCTTTTTGATTCTGACTGGATGCAAACGGTTCAGGCCGCGCCTTTTGAAGCTATGTGCCTTGATATTGTGTCCGTGGGCCGGGTTAAGTGGATAGAGGGTACGGACAACACCGGGATGGACAACTGTTCATGGTATCTGTTTTCCCGGCACGGCGGCGGCCCGCCACGGTTCCATTTCAGGGCTTAACCGGGAACTGCGCGTTGCACCTGTCCAGCGCGGCCTTGTAGCGGGCCAGAAACAGGGCCACGTCCTTTTGGGTGGCATCGGGTGCCGGAACGCTTGGATGGGCCACACGGTGTCCCTGCGGCTTAATTTTGAGCGTGTCGCATCCGGTCAAGCTGGCCGCGAAGAACAGGGGCAATAGGGCCATCGCCATCCGGCGTGGCGCGGAAGATTTCGTTGGTGTCGGTTTCAAGGTTTTTGAGCGCATCGGCGGCCCCCTTTTCTGCATCATCGGCGGCATCCAGCGCGGCCATGGAAACCGCGCTTTCCACCTTCGTTTTCCCGGCATCATAGCCCTTTTCGTATGCCAGCCAGTAACTTCCGGCCACAAGAAGAAGGCCGAAGATTGCGGCCCCGGCCTTCATTCCAAACCCCATGGTGCGGCCCCCGTTATTCTGTAGGCTGTTCAGGCACGGGCGTTTCGGCGGACGTGGGCGCATTCTCACAGAACGCTTTCAGACCCGCTTCGATATCTTGTCCGCCCGTGAAGAACGCCGCCACGCCAAGGACAAGAGCCGTGATCGCGCCGATGATGACAGTTTTGTTTTTCATGGTGTCTTCCTTTCAAAAATATGGTGCCCCGGTGTTCCGTCCGGGGCCAGCCGGGGGATGAAGGAATTAGGCCAAAAATGCGGGATTATCAATCCCCCGCCCAAAGCCCACGCATCCCCTCTTTCGCGCTCCCAACACGTTTAAGGAGTTGGGCGGCCCAGATAACAGTGCATGAACATTGTACCACATTTCAGGCGATCCTAGCGGCCTGAAAATGCATCCCGTCCGGTCTTTTCCATTTTCCGCCCCATATCCAGCCTTCGGATTCAAAGATTTTCACGGCCTTTTCAGGCATCATGAAGCTGGCCGCGTCATGTGTCCGGCCAAGGGGGTTCAGGGTTGGGGCAAGATCAATGGCCGCGCCCCATGAATGGATTGAAAGCCGGGTTCCGCCCCGCGTCATGCGAAAATTGTACGTTCCGCCGAATCGGTTAAGCTGGAAGCGGCGAATTTCTTCTTCGGTAAATTCCTGCCCGATTCGCGTCAAAATCCTCTCAAGGCTTTCATAGCATTTTTTGTGGATGGTGATTCGTTGCAGCGGCTTGTCATTCCAAGCCAACACCATGGGATATGGCGTTTTGAATCGAACAAGGTTTTCCGATTCCCACTTCCTATCCGGTATCCCATCCCGGTTGGTGTCCGGATCACCATAGAACGCATTCATGGATTCGCGATCCTGCAAAGGCCACATGGTTTTTTCCTTCATCCTTTCAGGTGCAAAGCGGCGGCTATAGCCCCGCCAATGCCGGGCAATCCAATCACAAATTTTAAAACCCGCCATCTTGTTTCCTGTCTCTCCAAGCCTTTTGCGTTTTCGTTTATAGCGATATCGTGCGCTTGGTGCCTGTCAGAATGCCTGTCAAGAATCTTGTTTGTCACTTCGCAATGTTTATCAAGGCATTTGACCGTTAATTTCAATTCAACAGCTATCCCCCTGACTTCCAAAGCCAAATCATTCACAGCCTTGGACAATTCCAAAACATGTGGTTCAGACATTAAACCTTCCCCTGATCCTTTAGAGCCTTCAAAACAATATCAGCGGTCATTTGCGCCAATTCCGCTTTTTCGCGGGCGATATCGTCTTGTTCTTTTTTCTTCGCGGCGGCGGCAAGTTTTTCTTGTTCTTTGAGTTCATCTTCTGCGCTCTGTTTTTTCTCTTTCAACTTTTTTTCCAGAGCGATTTTTTCCTCTTGATCCTTTTTAAGAAAGTCCTGTATATGCGGCTTTTTCCAATGATCTATCACGAGGGAATATGTTTCAGAAGGAAGGTTTAATTTTTCCAACCTGTCCACCCGGCCACGCGGGACAGAAACACGATGATTCTTTCCATGTTCGTTAATAAAAACAATGAAAGCGCACCCTGTATCCTCTTCAAGCTCGACTTTTCTTAGTTCCATTCGTATATACTCCCTTTAAATAAAGAAAAACCCACTAACATAAATTACCCCGGCGGCGGTTGCTTCACTTTCGTTCAACTCATCTAATGCATCCGTATCGCCACCTTGGTTAAGGGTGATATAGTCTGTACCCGCCTGCGCCAGCGGCATCAGGGTTTTTCCCGTTGAAAGAGAGATGCCTGAATATTCGGATGTGCTTAAAGGGATGCTCCCGATATTGGAACCGCTCTGACCCCGTACCGTAAAAGGAAGACCTGAAATACGAATTGAACCAGCCGCGCCGCCCAAATTCAACCATCCGACTAAAAGGGCAAAAAAACATATATTTCCAACGCGGGTATACCCACTCAATTGAGAAGCGTAAGTCGGCGTTCCGGGTGTTGCCGACCCTTCAATTTCTGCCGTAAAATTTCCCGCTTCATCATAATAACTAAGGTCTTCGTCACCAAAATTTATCCCGCCCACACCGTTAAAAACTTGACTGTCATCAATAGTTACTCCGGTTCCCTGAACAATTCCGGCTGTTCCATCGAAGCGCAATAATTCATTGTCGGTTTCGCCGGGCAGGACATAGGGGAGAAAAGTTGAACCGTCAAAAGATGCAATGGTTATCCACGCGCTGTTTGCACCGTTTCTTATCTTCAAAAGGTTGTTGGTAGTATCCCACCAAGATTGCCCGGCATATGTTGTGGAAGGCGATGACGTTCCGCTGGAAAGCGTTGCCAGTGCTTGCAATGCGCTGTTTACATCGGCCCGGACTACTGAACCAGCCGCATTGGCAATGACCATATCATTCTGTGACATCCTTCATTCTCCCTGCGCGAAGTATATCATTGATCCACATACATTTTCAACTCTTCGACATAAATATTATATGCCGGATCGGAACTTGAAAGCCGGGCCTGATATTGGAAAGCGCGGGCCGTGTATTCACCCACATCCAGCCTTTGCCACTCGCCCCATGTTGGGCTTGCGGCTGGATCGTCATCCGTTTCCCGCACCCATATTTGGCAATCAGATTCCCCGGTGACTTGGCCATCAAAGCTTTCCCAATCATCAATATCTTCGGTGCGGTCATCTATTTCATACAGAACATTCACCACAGTTGCCTTGATGTGGGATTCCAGCCGCACAGTTTGAACACTTCCAAGGTCTGTTCCAGATGCAAAATCATATGTTCCGGATGAAGAAATCCCGCCATATGCATCAAGGTCAGAAACGGAATCAAAATCCGCTATATCGTCAAAGAGTCCTACACCGTCAATTTTCAAGACATCCGGCGATGTGCTTGTTTCAATCGTGCATCCAGATTTGCTTCCGGAAAAATCGGGGTTTTCCGTGATCGTTTCCACGTTGGAGAATGATGCGATGGTTGCCGCCTTTGTCGTTACCTTAACGGAATTTTCACTTAAATTTCCAGTGCTATCAAAGGCGCGTGCAAGATACGTACCTTCCTTCAATGGAAGCAATGTTTCAGTGACATTCCCGGCCACGGACTCGCCAATGGAAACGGATGTTGCCCATGTTGCGCCAGACAATGCCGGGGAATGACGGAATTTTATAAGGCCGCCTTCTTTCACGTCCAAATCCGGATGCAGATTCCACCGCAACAATGCAAGGCTTGAAATGGCCTGTATGTTTAACCCCGCAATATCTTCCGGCGCGGCTGAAAGGACATATATTTCCTGCGGCGAAGTTGTAACCCAATCCGATTTCACACCCAACGCATTTATGGCGCGGACACCAAATTCATATACTCCGGGGGGGATATCAAAAATTTCCTGTTTGGGAACCGTGGTTTCCGCCAGCGTGATGTATTCCGTATCTGTGTTCAGTTTATAGCGGAACTGGTATCTTTCCACGAACGCATCCGTGCTTGCGGTGCAAGTCACCGTGGCCAATGCTTTCACGCCGCCGCCATTGCGGGATGAATAGAGAGATTCCACAATCACAGGTGCGCCGGGTTCACCCACATTCAGGACATCCGGAAATGATGTGTTCGGCGCGGGATCAACCGCTGTTTCCTCTCCATTGTTCCAGTCATAAACCGTGGAAGCCGTTTCTTTTAGCTTGACTTCAATGTATGGCGTGACCGCGCCATCTTTTATTTCTTCATTGTAAGACCAATCCACAACCTCAAAAGCCTTGTTCGTCCATCCCATGCGGGTAATCGAAAGAAGAATGTTGTCGCCAATCTGGAACTTGAAGGCGGTCAATTTGAATTTCGCGGAAAAGGTGATTTCCTGCCGGGCCTGTTCCAGCGCGATCTTCGCCAAACGCTGCGCCATATGTGGGCGTTGCGTGAATGGCAGATCATAGTTTCGGTCAATCTGTTCGCCATCTTCCGTTTGATAGGTGGAATTTGTCACCGGGGGATAATCGGCGGGCTGCCCGTTATTCAATTGGCTTGTGTAGGTGCCTATCACCCGGTTAAATCGATCACGCCGGGAAATCTTTGTGTTCACCACATAGCCGGAAACAAGATCACTTTCATCATATGAAAGCGTTGGCGTTTGATATGCCCCTGCGGTCAAAGTCCATTTTCCGCCCGTGTAAAGGGCTTTCCCGGCCATTGCCGACAATATGCCCGTTATGGCTTCCTGCGGTTCAATGTCGCTGTCTATGATCCCGCCGCCATTGTAGCGCGGTTCCGCGTTCTTGGTGATGGTGATGGTGCCGCTTCCTTCATCCGTTATGTTCACGGCGGTTCCGGCAATGGCGTTTGCATACGATGAAGCCAGTTTGATCCGCGCCGTGTCCTTGCGCTGATACACGATCACATAGTAATTCGTGGCGGCGGAAATCCCTGCCGGAATGCCCCCGGACGTGTCGGAAGAAACCTGCACCCTATCGCCTGTCTGGAACTGCAATATGGTGTTATCCAGCGATATGATATCCGTGGACGCATCCACCGCCGAAACGGTTTCGGCAATTTCCGTGGTGGCAACAAATTCTTCACAGGTATTCGCGCCCGAATCCGTGGCATCATCATTGAACTTTGTGTCCGAAATGCTGATCCCAAGGTCTGTGTCTCTCAAATACGAACGCAAGATCATCATCGGATTGTGGTGCCAATAGCTTGTGTCCGTGCGCGAATCGTATGTCTTATATCCCTTCAACCATGAAGAAATCACGGGAATCCCGCCGGGGAAAACATCGGTATTGTATTTAAGGCGAACGTATAAATATGAACACCCGCGCAAGCGGTGCGATGTTGTCCAGTCATCCGGGAAGGCATCAATCATGTTTTGAAGCGCGGCCTGATCCGTGGCCCCGGTCATTTTCTTGATTCGGATATATGCCGTGCTGCCCACATAATATTTGCCCGTGGTGACATCGCCATTTGCATCCAGCATGTCATCTGTAATGGAATCTTCATTGATCCACACTTCCCCGACTTCTTCAACTTCATGAGAAGACGTGACAATAATCATGTGCAGAAATTCATTGTCATCCGAAGAACCGATGAAGGCATATGGCCCGGACGTTCGGACTTCGCCAAACACCATGCGGCGCGGTGTCAGGGGCTGGCGTATCTGGCGGGTGATCCCGCCGCCTTTCTGCCCCTGAAACCCGGAAGATTTCGGCGGCTTTGGCGCAAGCAACGCGCCCACACCGGACAGGACAAGCGATCCGACAAAAGCCGTGGTGGAAAATCCAAGAATCAGCGATCCGCCAGCGACCCATGAACCAGCCGCAAGCCCCGCAACCACCGCCGGAATCACCTGTGGCATTTTATATGGCCCTCCACAGTCTCAATTTCTTGGAAGCGGCCTTTACAGACAAGGACATCAAACCGCCGCCCAATGGGCGGATCATGAAGAACCTTGCATTTGTTCCTATGCCGCCACAATATTCCTTGCCTTCAATTTCAATGATACCAACATCCCCGCGCTGTGCAAAGGCGGGGTTTTCAACCCGTTCAAGGCCGGAAAATGAAGCTTCGTATTTCCCGCCAGCATGTTTTTCCAGCAAGGCGCGGGCGGATTCTTCATCTTTGTATTGGCCACGATATGGCGCGATGACATCCACGCCGGAAACGGCTTTCAAGATATCGTGCGCGAAAATGAAGCAATCGTTTTCTCCCCATACAAATGGGGTGAAGTAGTATTCATTTATCAATGCGTCCAAACGGACTTCCCATCCCTGTTTTTTATAGATCATTTTTTCTTGTCCGCCGCCTTCCAGATAATATCCGCATCCTGCATGAAGGGGATGAAATCAAAACCCTTGTCTCCGGGATATCGTGATTTTTGGTCTTCCGGCGTGTAGTGGCTAAGACGCGGTTTGAAAAGGTCAATCAATTCGTTTTCAACCGAAAGAATCAGGTTGGCGGTTTCCACGTTATCTTCTATTTCCTTTTGATCCATGTTCCCTGAAAAAATAAGATACGGATCGGAAATAGGTGCGCCGCTGGAATCCAGAACGGCATAATATATTTCACAGGCGCGGCCCTGATAGTCTTCTTGCAGGGCAAGGGATATCAGGCTTGAATCAAAGCCGTTCAGGAACAGGTTCACGCCGTTTGCCCTCACGACTTGTGTTTCCTCTATCTTGCCGATGGAAGCAAGATGGCCAAGGCCAGCGTATGTATCACCATTCCAATCCTTTGAACCATATCCAGACCAAACATAGACCGTGGCGGAATCATAAAACAGCTTCACAAAGATTGCCGGGCGCAAAACCTTTGCTTCAATTTCCGTGATATACCCCGCTGTAAGATCACGCGCCATTTACAGTGATTCCTTCGCTCTGAATTTGATTGAATACACGCTTTCCTGATTGATCTGGAACGGGCTTATATTGCTGTCAAGGCGGAAAAGCCCCTTCGCCCCGGAAGAAGTCAGGGCATCGTTATCCGCCGGGCTGGCGCGAAGCATGGGCATAAATTCCAGCGTCAAATCCCCGCTGCCATCCGCCGTTCCATCCGTGATGATCTTGTGAAGGTGGGTGTTTGCGCCGCTGCCAAGGCTGAAATAATCCCCGGCCTTGACGGTTGCCCCGGCATCGAATCCCTTCACGTTCAGGTTATAACCAGTCTGGCTTCCGCCATCCACAACCGGGGTTCCCGCCCATGTGCCGCGTGGCGTGGCGGCGTTCGGATCACCAACAAGGAATGTTCCGTATCTACCGCGAAGCTTCAAAAGAAAAGCGTTGAAATCTTCCGCATCATCGCGCTTCATGTTCGGAAGACCGATTTCCAATTCCCACATCTGGCCCATGTTGTCATAGATTTGTTCGTCAAAAGAATACGGGCTTTCGTTCCGGCCAATGCTTTCACGCAATCCCAACATGAAGCTGGAAATGCCAAGGTTCGTAGGAAATGAAAGTGGATATGTGATGGTCATTTTTACCGCCTTCCAAAATTAGGATCACGCTGGAAGCTTGTCTGTACGGCTTTCACGGCGCGGGTTTCAATGCTTCTATCCAGCGCGGTCAGGGCGGACACAATGCGCTGTTCCACGCCAGTTTCCGCGCCCCGCGCATCTATGTTGTAAGTAACGCTGTTTCCGCCGCCCATTTGCTGTCCGGGCTTGGTGACAGAAACCCTTTCCCCATCACGGCCACGGAACGCAATAAGGCGGTTATCCACGCCGCTTATAGAGCCAACGGAAGTATTGGGGCCGATGGTGAACCCGCCGCCTTCCGCAAAGCCGGGCAGGAAGCTTGAAAACATGCTTCCTATGCTGCCGGAAAGACCGCTGAACAAACCACCACCGCCACCAGAACCGCCAAGAAGGCCGCCCATGATACCCTTCAAGTTGTCTCGGATCATCATGTCATAGAACATGTCGGAAACATCATTAAGAATACCACTCATGGAATCTCTCCACGATCCCGCGCCCGTAATGGCGTTATCCCATAGGGATTTAAAGCCGCGATCCGCCGCATCAATGATATCTAGAATGGCCTTTTGTTCTTTTTCCAAGGCTTGATGCTGGCGAACCAATTCTTCAATCTGGCGACCCGCCGCGCTGTCTATTTCAACTCCAGCTTGGCGCAAGGCGTTATAAATTTCCTGCTGTTCATTCGTGCGCTTCATCTGGTCATTTTGGAATTTCAGGTTTTCAATGACCTTTTTTATTTGTTCGGCTTTTTTCTTTGATTCATCATCGCTACCAACAAGGCTTTGCGCTATTTTTTTATAATCCGTAGCAATCTGGCGCGTTGAAGGCTGTTCAGCGTCCTTCCTTTCCGGGAAAGCTTCACGGATGATTTCTTGGCTTGTCGGAAGGCTGGCTATCTGGTCTTCATAATTCGTTTTGAAAACACTGGTCATCAATTCGGGCTTCACGCGCCCGCCTGTGAGTTTGTCCAGCGCAATGGCAACCTTGTTATACATGGTTTGGAAGTGAATCAGCACATCGTTAAAAGCCTGTTTTGCTGCAAGGCCAATGGCTTTGAACGAACTTGTGATGATCTTCACCGTGGCGGCCATTTCTTTCAGGCGATCCGAAGCCCACACAATGACCTTCGCAAGAAATTCCGTGGCCCCGATGGATTCATTCAGCGTTCCGATAAATTCAAGAAGCGTGGCATTGAATATACCCATCGCCCGCGATACCGTCAGGGGCATTTGCTCAAACTGTTCATTTGCCTTTGCCGTGGCGTTCAGGATAGCGGCAAACACATCTTCGGAAAGAAGCTTCCCGTTGATGACAAGCTGGCGCATTTCCCCGGTGGTCACGCCAAGCTGTTCAGCAATGGCGACACCAACGGCGGGAATGTTTTCCATGATGCTGTTAAATTCTTCCGCCCGCGCCACGCTAGAAGACAGAGCCTGCCCAAGCTGTGTAAGACCTGAACGCAAAGCATCCGGGGTTGCCCCGGCAATCGTTCCAAGTTTTGAAACCGTTTCCGTGAACTGCAACATTTCTTGGGTTGTTGCCTTGATTTCATCGCGCACAAAAGAAAGTCTTTGAAAAACAGAAATACCAGCCGCAACCGCCGACCCTGTACGCTGCGAAATATCCAAAAGCCCGCGCCATGCCGCGGCAGATTCAATCAGGCTGCGCGTGGAAAGCTGGACACGGGCGCGAAGCTGTGTAAATTCATCGGCAAGGCGGATTGCCCTGATAGCGGCGTATATGCTGGCCAGCCGCCCAAGGGCTGACATCAAGACACCGCTTATGGCCCCGGCGAAGCCGCGCACGGAATTTTTGTTAGTGGCCAATTCACGGTTCAGGGTGCCAGTTGCGCCAGCGGCTTTTTTGGAAGACTCCGAAAAGCGATCAAGGGCTTTATCGGCCTGCGCCACTTCTTGGCTGTTTACCTTTACTTTCAGGCTGGCTATGTCCATCGTGCGCCCCCACAAACTCCCGGTCTATCGCCTGAATGCATTCAATCTCAAACGGCAAAAGCGATACCTGAAAGGCGTTCGCCCACCCCATAATATCACGAACTTTCAGCATTTGAACACCGAAACCTGATTCGCGTTCAAGATACACATCTTTCCAGAGAATCCAGATATGCGCCAAGCATTCCGGCATTTCGCACGGGGGTTCCAATTCCGGCGGTTTCGCGCCGGACTTTTCCGCCTGTTTCAAGTGATCGTATTTTGAAGGCTGTCCATCGCGTGGAAGATGAAGATCAAAATACCATCGGGAAAATTCAATCAGGCGGTCTTTTTCTTCCCGAAAAAATTTTCACGCTTATCGCAAAACACCTCCACCTGTTCCATCATCCAAGGGTATTCCCGGAACAGCTTTACGGCGTTTTCTTCACTGTAATTTAAGACCTTTCCATCAATCTTGATGTTCTTCCAGCCCGTGACCATGGCGGCAATGGCATCTTCGCGGTTCGCGCTCATTTGGTCTATGATCTGGTCAATATCGGCCTTGTCCAGCTTTTTCACGCTCTTTGTGTCAATACCTTTCCGCATTTGCTTCATCATCGTTTTCTTGTAGTCTGGATGATCCGGGGAAAGGCATAGGATCACGATATCGGTTTCTTCACCCGTTGCGGGGTGAAGAATGGTACAAGGTTGGGGCTTGTCGGAAAGTTGAAGGTTCGTAATGTCCATGATTGTTACCCTTTAGGATTTTGTGATGGTCAGGGTGGTTGCGTCCGAAGAACTGTACAGTGCTTCAAACGGGATGGTGATGATGCGCGATTGTTCGTTGGCCAAAGGCACATCGCCGCCGTTCAATTTGACCTTCGGAAGATCAAATTCATACGTGTTGCCTGTCACGCCATCGGTCAGGCTGAACACAAGATCGGTTTCCGTTTCGTTGATGAACTTGGTAAGAAGGGCCGCGTCCTGATAGTAGCACGACAATTCCCCCGTGACCCTGCCGCGCCCGTATTCAAGTTGCGGCGTGGAATCTGAACCAATGATGAACGTGGGGCTAAGGCTGTTTTCCACCCGCATTTTCAGCCCCGTGACAATCGCAAGGCTGGAACTGTTTTCGGTGATGGTGCCCGTGAAGGAATCGAACGGATCATTGCCACTGGCCGCCGTTGGGCTGGCATCAATGGAAGACCCGGAAGGCGCGGCTTGCGTCTTGCCGATGATCCCGAATGTAGCCATGGCCATGGCGTTTGGCTGGACATCCAATTCAAAAGAGTTGACCGCGCATCCAGTGAAGACTCGGTATTGTGAAATGTCAAGCGCACCGTCTTCAAATGTGAAGCTTTTGAACGTGGTGCCGAGCTTCAGGACATTAGAAGTAAATGCTCCGAAAAGCGCGGACTCAAGAAGCGCATCGTAATCATCGGCGCGAAATTCAACCGCGATATTACCGGATACGCTTTTGTTGCCGTGCCGCGATGTGGCCACTTGCCTATCCGAACGTATTTCCGCGCTCTGGACGATTGATTTTTTCAGGTCAAGGGAATGCGTGTTGATCGGCAAAAGGATTGTGGAAGGCGTTGCTGGCGTTGTGCCAAACACGCTTTCTGCGACATAAGCCAGTTGTGATCTTGAACCTTGTGCGAATGCCATTACATGCCCCCTTCATTAAAAATAGCAATACCATTCTATCGTAACAGGAACGAAATACCAAGGCGGATCATTCCGCCCGCCGCGCCTTTCGCTGAACCGGATCACAATGCGCTTGCTGTTTTCGGTTAGGACTTGGCCATAGGTGAATCCGTCCATCACCTTTTCCGCCAGCACATCGGCGGCCAGCGGGCCGCCTTGCGTATCATCCGCACGGACAAAGCAATCCACAAGGAACAGTCCGGAATGGCGCGTTTCCACGCCGACCCCCACCGCCGCCGGGCGTTGTGTCGTAACCTCCAACATGCATCTTACATAAGATGTTTGAGCTTCCGGATTATATACGGTGTTTTCATATGCTATTTGCGGAATACCAGATATCCCCGCCAATTGCCGTTCCAAAGCCCTGCGAATGTCAGAAAAATCAGCCACTACGAACTACCCTTCGAAGTGTATTTTCCGCTATTTGCGCCGCCCGCGCAACTGTTCTTCGGACAAAGGCGCGGGGTGACATTTTGGACGTGCCAAATTCAACATGCGGGGCGTATTCAGCGTTGTTGGAAATGAAAATGGTGTCGCCGGGCCGCGCTTTGGATAGGTTCAGCGAAATGCGGCCCATCGTACCGCCGGGATCGGAAGGGGAATCCACGGTGCCGCGCTGGCCCATGTGGCCGCTGTCCGGTGCGTTGATCCCGGCGGCCCATGAAGCGCGAAGAAACCCGGTTTGAACGGGGGTTTCCTGAATGATTTCTTCGGCTAAGTCCTGTGCAAATTCGCGCACAAAACGGGCTTCGCGGCCTTTGGCCTTTTTGATGAATCGGTCAATATCCAACATAAATTGCGCGTTTTCAGTCATAAAAACCCCGAAAAATGTTTTAATAACGCAACTGGCAAACATACGCCATGGGCGTTCCGGACTCCTCTATGATCCGTACCGAAACAATATTCCCTTCCACTGATCCATCCGAAATCTTATCACCCATGCGCGGCGGGTTGGTCAGGCTTTTGGCTTGGATCACGGCCTTCCTATCCCCGGCCTTGATTCGCTGCCCATCGCGTTCCCGTTCCTTGTAGTCCAGCAAAAAGCCTTCCGCCGAAACGTTGGCTTCCGAAATCGTGGCCGATGAAGTGGCGGGATCATATGGCCCGGTGGTGTTCCTTTTAATGGTCAGGCTGCGGCCCTTCGCTTCGACAAGATATGCAACATCTTCAATCATCGCCATTTGACATCATCCCTATCGTCCCGATTCGGGGGATCATTAAATTGCCCTTGCTTGAATGCGGGCTGCGGGCGATCCGTCAAGTCATCCGCCGCATCCATCGCGTCAATGCTGATTCCCGTGGCAGATGGGCCGATATTCGCGCCGTTCACGCCAGCCATCTTTTCAAGCTGTTCCGCCAGCGCGTTATATTGCATGGACTTTTGAGAATTACGAACAGACACAGTTTCAATTTGCGTGTCTGCCATGCGGGCGAATTTCCCGGCAATGGCGCGGGCGGCCAGCGCGGCCCCCATGTAAACGTTCGTGGCCAAAGAAAGGTAGTGATTTATTTCTTCATCCGTCAAAAGCGGCGATGCTGAATCCGTATCGCCAAGGGCCAAACGCGCCTTGGCAAGATCAGTGGAAATGTCCGTGGAATCGTATGTGAATGTCATATCACGCGCCCCTTTTCTTCAATATTATCATATCATCGGCCAGAACATCGCGCAATTTACAGTCCGCAACAATCTCCACGAAATTAGGGGCATAATCATCTTTTTCAAACCGCATGACATATGCATGATAATCATTGACCGTTACCGGGTAGAATCTCACTTTTTTGATGCAAATCGGGCTATCAAACCCCTCCGAACGATTACGCCAGTCCATTAGATCGGCGCGGAAATAACCGCTTCCCCATTCAAAATTCCTGTCCAAATCCACGTTCAGGGAACCGGGGAACGGCGTGAATCCGAGGATATCCCGAATTGCGTCCATACGCGCCCCGCGCCCGTGCATGAAGGCGATGGAAGCACCGCCCGCGCCGTGCTTTGCCCGGCCCGTGAAGGTGTCCGGGTTCGTCATGGCCTTCGCTTTCAGGCGAAAAACATGCCTGTGCGGTTCGTGTTTTGCCGGGCCTACATATTCCACGTCAAAATATTTTTCAGCGGCGGCCACGATCTTTTCCCGCGTGAACATCCACCGCTTATCCTCTGACACGTTTTTCTGGACAACCACATCTTTATCATCAAGCGGGCCTTCATAGATTAGGATTGAACCCGGCCAGCATTGAAGACGCGCCCAAAGCCATATGGATTCGTGATCCATGCAGTTTTCAAAAATATGGTGATAGACAGAGAACATGAAAATGCGCTGGAACAGGCCGTGCAATCTCCATTGCTTCCCTATGTTTTGTTCAAGGAATCGGCAATTTTTCAGCCGCGCATGTCTACGTGCGATCCTGTTATTTTCCGCGACAAGATCAACCTTTTTTCCTTTGATGGTGCGGTTTCGGTCAAGACCTACAACACTTTGTGCGCCTTCGCTGGCCGCCATGAAAGACCAGAACCCGGCATCACATCCGACATCTAGAACATTCACTCCATGCAAATCACCAACCGGAATTGCATCCATTTTTTCCAGCATAATTCCTCCGGGTTCTTGAACAAGACCTTCCGGGGATATCCTGAATTTTTGGTAGTCAGAAACCGACTCCATCATAACTTTCAACTCCTATGCTGTACCCATCTTTCTTGTATCTTTTCAAAAGACCCTCCCACTTCGGGATTCGATACGATGGGCATATGTGGTTGTAGCACTTTAATGCCAAAAGTTTCTTTTCAACTTCTTCCGCCTTTAAAACAAGTACGGTGTGCCCGACACCAGCAAGGCGGAAGCCAAAAAAGGAAAGGCGTTTGTGCCCGTAAATCCCTGTCACATGGGCATGAACCTGCTTGTGATGGTCATGGCCATATTCTCCATGTGCGCCGTGGGTGACAATGTGGCCAAATTCTTCAAGATCAAGGTGTTTCAGGCCGGGCAATGGTTCGTGCGCTTCACTTTCCGTTTCCATGATAAGGCGTGGCGTGGCACCAAGAACGCGGCAAGCGTCTTGAAACTTTTCCGCCCGCACGGGATCACGGCGCGGAATGCTGCAACAAATGATCGTCCAGTCTCCGGGGTGACGCAATATCAGGCCGCCGCCCCATAGCGTTTCATCGTCCGGGTGCGCCACGACCATTGCGCGTTTATTGTTGAAAGATGTAGTCATATGCCTTTTCCACCCTGTCCATTTGTTTATCAACGCCAATGAAATTAAGGCCCAAATCTTTGCAAGCACGGCCAACGGTGCCGCGCCCCATGAATCCATCCCAAACCGTCATTCCGGGCTGACAGAAATTTTGCAAAATTGTCTTTGGCAGTTCATACGGGAACCATCCTTCCGGTTCCGGCATCATGTGGGAAAAATCGACATCGTGCAATTGGCCGACATCATCAATATTGCCGTACCATATGACGTTTTTCCCTTCAAACCAGCTTGAAAGGTGAAAAAGCTTTGTCCCGCATCTTTCTTCCGCCTTGGAGTGGCGGAAATTGAAATCAATAATAAACATGGGCTTTTCTTGCAAGAACTTCGGAAGTGGCGCATATGGGTTTGTCAGGACAACATCACATTCACCGACAAATTGCGATGAATCGCCATGGAAAAGCTGGCACCAATCGTTTTCAAAAAATACCTTCATGGCGACTCCGCAAAAGATGCAAAGGTGATTTCCTCCCCTGAATAGTAGGCGTAGGGCTTCTTCACCACTTCGACAAGATCAAAGCCAAGATCGGACATCATCCGGGTATATTCTTCAAGGCTGCGCTGATTGGAAATGTTGTATCCGTCCGGCGATGCGCGGCGGTATTTTGGGTTCATGATTTCAGCGATCACGACCAACGGCGCGGCTGCGGTTGCGCGGATAAGCTGTTCTTCTATGAGGGAATCGGGGATATGAAGGCAAACCGTGTACAGAATGGCCGTATCGGCATAGGGAAGATCGGTTTCAATGCCGACAAGCCGGAAGTCATGTGTGGGAACGTTTTTACGCGCCGCTTCAATGGCGCTTGGGTTTATATCCACCCCGGTATAAATTGCCGCCGGGATGTGCCGGGCGATCCGCCCGGTGCCACATCCTATTTCAAGAACGCTTCCCCGGCATACGTCATGGATTGCTTGTGAAAGGTCAAATCCTTCCGGATTTTCAAGGCCGCGTGGCGTGATGGTTTCAAGGCCATGGTCGTGCCAATATTGCTCATATCCATTCATCCGGAATCCAGTCAAATTGTTTTGCGACATCCCAAGGGCGAGGATTTCCATGAAAGCATATTATTGAATAATCATCAACATTTCTTCCACCACGGAAATTCTTTCCGCCGTGTTCGGCTGAAATATTGGCCTTGAAAGATGCGATCTTGTCCGGAAACCTGTCTTGGAATCTTTCGTGCGGAAGATGCTGGCTGATAAAGGCACCATCGCCACGCATCCGCCGCGCCGCATCCGGATTTTGCCAGAACGCTTCCCAAACGGCCCGGCGGTGTCGCGGCTGGATCAACATCATCCCGGATTCGGATTCTTTCGGACGGTAAAAATCTTGCAGCATTAAGGAATTGTCTTCAACAAAAATATCGTCCGGGATATCGCGGATCACGGTGTCAAGGTCAATATAAAGGATCGGGGTGTCAGGAAGTCCGGGCCTGAACAATTCTATCTTTGCCCACCATCCGGGAAGATCAGTTTGCAGGGGAAGAACCGGGGCGCGGAAAAGCCGGGCCGGGTGATCCGTCATCACAAAGGCAGTATGTCGGGCCGGGATTTGCCGAAGAAGCCAGTTAGCATGTTCCGGCATGTATTCGCCGCCAGATCGGCAAACAAGCGCGATCAGACCCATTTCCACACGTCTTCCCTGTCATGCCGGGGGAAGCCTGTAACCGCGCTGTACGGGCTGAAATTCCGCACCTCTATCCCGTGCTTTTCGCATTCCTTGGCCGATTCATCAAAGGCGCGAATCCACTGTTTGTTGATACCATCCACGCCGGGGGGAAGGTGGGCATACCCATCATGGAAATGGCCCTGTTTCGGGATCATGTCTATCCCCATCAAGGCTATGCGCTTGAAGCCGTGCCGGGCGGCAACGGCAAAGGCGGTGAAGCCGCTGGACAGGCCGGGCAGAGCTTCCGGCGGCCCAAACAATTCCCCGCCCTTTGAGCGCACAAAATACCGCGCATCCGGTATCTTGCCGATGTACGGCGCGGGCGGCGCGAGGAATGCGCGATCACTAAATTCCGCAATTTCTTTTTCGTAGTTGGCGCAAAAATCCCGATCCATTGAGATCAGGAAGCCCCAAGGGGTGAAGAACGCTCCCTTGTTGGCTGCGAAGCACGGGCGGCCCCGCAATCCCTCAAAATCAAACCCTTTCAGGGAAGGGCCGCCGCCGATCACATATGCAATTGGGTTATCTGCGACCCCGCTTTTTTCGGGTAAAGTTTGCTGGCTTTCCACTTGATTTTTCTTCGCTTTGTTTGGGTTGTTCGTTTGTATTATCGGAACTGTGTTCCGCTTCTTCCCCCCCATGATCCGAAATCGTTTCCGGCCTGTCCAACTCCATCCCGCCAGCATATGCGCCCGGCTGGATTTCCTGTGATCCCGCTGCGGGAATCTGCGTGTTTTGTGCGCCCGGTGCGCCGCCGCCATCTTCCTTGGCTTCTTCCGAATTTCGAGGGTGCCCGTTGGTCACGCGCTGGCTGTCCGGAAGTTTAAGGTCTGGCATAGCCCGGAAAGGATATCGTGTGCCTTGATCCTCCCAATAATGGCGAACCTTTTTCAGCGCGAAAAGCTTTCGCACGTAATACCTCTTAATCCCAAGCTTGGCCCAATCAAAAACATCACCTTCCTTGAATGTATGCCCCTGAAATTCAAGGTCTTCCGTGACGCGCAAAACGCGGTTTAGGAACAAAGAACTGTATCGTGGTTTCATGGGCATTCCATTTCCATTCCAGTATATAAAAGAAACCCCTGGAATTGCAACACCGGGGGTTTCTTCGCTTTCCATCAACAAGAATCCTGCCCGATCAGGCTACAATCGTATCGAAGAATACACCAAGATCGGCGGCGGTGGCTTTTTGGGAAAAACCAATTTCACCTTCCACACGGTCAGATTTTAGGTGGCGCATTTCAAAGCGATCCATGCCGATTCCCATTTCGGAACCGCCGATGTAGCTTGACCAGCTAAACGTGTATCCAGCCGAAGGCGAGAACAGCGAAGGCGAGGGCGCGGCATAAACCAGCAACGCCTTCTTGCCAGAAATGAACGAATGGGAAGCTGTTTGGCCTTCCTTCGCCGTGTTCTGGATTGCTTCGGCAACAACGACTTCATCAACTTCAAAGATGTTCGCCATAAGCTGGCGCGTGACCTTTGCCGGGGCCGCGTTCGTGGCACCTCCGGAAATCCTTTCAATGATATCCGGGTGGTTTTTCAGTTTGGAATAGACCTCTGCGCCAAGAACAAGCTTGTTCGGGCGGTATCCGCTGCGTTGCAGAATGGTCAGGCTTGCCAATTCCAAATCCTGAACGGGGTTGGAGTTTGTGTAATCCGACCACTGATAGAACGTGCTTGTGCCGTTTGGGGAAGAAGCGACACCATCCCAATCCGAAGTCCAAACGGATGCAGCGAAGAAGCTGGACATCCACTGGTTTTCCTTCGCAATCAGCATTTTGTTGGTGACAAACTCCACCGCTGCGCGTTCCAGATTGACAGATTGATCTTGATTGTTCAGGTGCTGCCACGGCAAATCCTTGTGGAACGCCTTGACCTTGCATGTATAGGTGGTCGTAGTCAGGCTGAACCCGCCGCCAGCCGATTCCGTGCCCGGTGCCCGGTCTTTCGCTTCATCGCGGTTGAAATCACCCATATTGAACACATAATACGTGTCCGATTGGTGTTCCACTGGAACGATGGGGAAAACCTTATCCGCCACGAACCCATCTTGTTTTTGAACGTAAGCCACGGACATATTCGTTAGCGGTTTGTCCGCGTGTACTTGTGATCGTGTCGGTTTCGTCATGGTTTTTTACCCCTTTCCCTGACTATTATGCAGTGCCTTGTGGTGCCCACAGCACATCCACCACATCGCCATCAACGGCGGAGTTAAGCAGATAGCCAAGGACGTAATCCCCGGTTCCAACGGCATTGATCTTCCCGTTCGCGCCGCATGCAACCGCGATTCCAGCGGTTGCCATGGTGGCCCCGGCGGTCAGTTTGACGATACCGCTAACGGCGATTGCAGAGGGATCACCCGCTGTAGCCGCGCCTTCGTAGATGGAACCAATACCATTTTCACCATCGCCGCACACAGCAACCCGCGCAACACCCGATGAGTTTGCAAGCTTGCCAACAAGGTATTGTTTGGCGGAAAGGTCTGCATCCGCCGGAAGTGTAACCAGTTTAACCGATTCATCTTTTGCCATGGTTATTCCCCTTTCTGGCCTTGTTCCCCACGCATTTCTACGTACAGCTTGCGGCCTTCGGGCGTGTCAATCGCCTTGGAAAAGCCCTGTTCGTATGTAGTTTTTTGTTCCTTGGCGATATCGTGCGCCATTTTTTCCAGCTTGTCGGAAGCTGTGCCCGCGCCATTCCCATCGCCCCCGGTATGCCCGGTTTCTTTGGCCAGCTTTGCAAGGCGTTCTTCGTTTTCCTTCATAGACTTTTCCAGCGTTGCCGCCGCGTCCTTGTCTTCCATTTTGCGAAGGGCTTTCAGGGTTTTAACTTTTTCGTCAACCGTGCCCGGCGTGTTGGGGAAGGATTTTTCCACCTCGGATTTCAGGGCCGCGTCTTCCGCGTCCGCTTTCAGCTTCGTGATTTCGTCTTCGCGCTTTTTGATTTCAGCGGCGTGGGCTTCATCGGCGGCCTTCTTGACCGACTCCGTATCTTTTTTCAGCTTTTCGTTTTCCGCTTCAAGATTCGCGTTCTTCTTGGTGAGTGTTTCCAGCTTCGCGTTTGCTTCTGTAAGCTGTTGTTTCAGAATTTCTTCGGCCATTTTTCCGATCCCCTTTGCTTTGATAAGCGTGATATGTGCCCCCGGATTGGCCCCTATAGGAACCAAGGAAACTTCATTGAGTTTAATTTCTGTCAATTTATGTGCCATTGTCAACTCTTTTCCCGCTGCCCCCGATGGAAAGCATCTTGAACCTTCCCGCCTTCACGCCCTTCCAGACTTCCGGATCGTTGACCTTGAAGCCGACAAACCAGCCGACTTTACCAAGGTCAATGCCCAAAGATTTCTGTATATCGTGCGTGAAAACAAGGCTTTCAACAAATTCCCCGATCTGTTCCCCATCGTGCAGGGCCTTTGCGGCCCGGCATGTGCTTATGAAATTATGCGCGGCCTTTGTGAGATCGTCAACCGAAATCACATCGCCTTGGCTATCCACCACGGGTTTACCGCCATCTTCAATAACACTGGCCCATCCATAGACAATCTGTTTGTCTTCGTTCAGCTTTGAGATTTCAGCGTTAAAATGAACGTCAGTCATTTTTTATTCCCGATCAATCCGCACAAAAACATGGCATCGACAATTGATCCTGTTTGCCGCGCTGGCGTTCGGATCACCGGGGTATCTTATCAGACCAAGCGGCGATTTGAAAGGTTCTTCCAGACCCACCCCATCCGGGTTCAGGGCCGGGATTTGCGCGTGGGAATGCCGAAGGCGGGAATCCCGCGTGACAATCCATTTCCTTTTTATCTCTGTTTCCAGCGCAATCCCGGCATCCGTCATTTGTCGCCAGTATTCTTTTTGCCCGGTTTGTAACATCGTTTGCGACTCGGTGCGGGCTATGTTTTCGCTTCGCCGGATCAGGTAGCGGCGGCGGTATGCGGCTTCCATTTTATCAAGCTGTGCCTTGGGAAGTGGTTTGCTTTCCTCTATGGCGCGGATCATGCTGCGGTCAAATCTCTTGTCGCGCAAAGTGTATTCATTCAGGGCAGATTCGGCGGCGCGGCGTTTGGGCAATTCTTCCAGAAATCGGCGGTAATTGGCAACATGCCCTTCTTGGTATGCGGTCAGACCGATATTGGCCCGCACGGCGCGGGCGGTATCCACCGGGTTTACGCCGGACCCGGCGTTCCTGAAAACAATCTGCGAAATCACATCGCGCATTTCGCGGTTGATCTGAACGATCTTCCCGGCGCGGTACTGTTCCATGAATCTGGCGGTATTGCTTTCCGTGACACCGAAGCCAAATTCAATACGGTTGGCGGATGCAATCCGGGCGGCGTAATCGCCCCCGGCGATCATGGCATCTGTCAGGGTGCGCGAAAAAGAAAGAAACCCGGCATCCCGCACGGCGCGGGCAAGGATATCAATGGCGTTGTTCGGGCTGTTCTCCCGCAAGGCACGTTCAATTTGCGCCAGCTTTAATTCAGACTGAACAACCCTGATACCTTCAAGAAATGCGCGGGCAATCTTTCCATCCCAATCCGAAAGAAGGCGTTCAAATTCGGCAAGCTGTTCACCGCGTGTTTTCACTTTTTCCCAACCAGCTTTTTTAGTGCGGCCATGAACCCCTTGGCCGCTTCCACGTCTTCCGGCTTAGGATCATCCGCCGGGGTGTCTTCGGGATCGTCATCCGGCGGATCGGACACTTCGCGCAAAAGATCGTCTTCTTCCGGCGGCGGCGGGAATCCGGCCTTGTCGCGGATAAATTCTTCCGTTGCCCGGTCATTAAGCGGGATACCCGCGCCGGAAACTTTCTGGATGAAATCTCCGAAAACTTGCAAATCTTCCGGCGCGATCTTTCCGGGCCGTACACAAGGCATCATGTCTTCCGGGAAGCTGTTGATTGTCCAAAGCAGGGGGATCAACTGGCGTTCCAGCGTTTGCGTGATGCATTCTAAAATGCTTTCAATCGCCTTCAAGAAAAGATCGGTCTGGTTTTCGGACAAGGCATATGACCCCTTGCCATCGCCAAGCGTGATGAATTGGGCAAGAATCGTGGCGGCCATCTGGCGCACATGCCGTTGGATGATTCTGTCCGTGTCAATGCGCCCGCCAGAACTTTCCGAGGAAACAAGCTGGATTTCAAATTGCGGCACGTTGGTTTTCCGCCCTTCGCTGTCAAGATAGACATCGGAGGGCAGGACAAGGCCGCCTTGATCGTTAAATTTCAAATCACGGGCAATGCGCTCCATGGCGGCGCGGTTGGCGGCTACCTGCAAATAACCGGATGGTGCCTTAATGACCGGAAGGCCGGAAAGATCACGCTCCACCCCGATTGCTTCCTGAACCGAAATTGTGTTGATGAAGTGGTACGGTTTATAGGCGTTACGGATCAGGCTGCGGCCTTCCGGGTTTCCGCTGTTATAATCCATGCGGTAGTGAACAAGCTTGAATGCCGGAATGTATATATCCCCGGCGGCACCGTTCGGCGCGGTCTGCCACACGCCAAGCAATTCCCCGTGCGAGTCAAGATCGAATCGCACCACGGTATCTTGTCGGCGGGGCGCAAGCTTTCTAAGGCCAATCGTTCCATCCTTTTTTGGCATGGTCACGATTTCTTGAATCGCAAAACCAAAAGGAATCATGTTCAGCGCATCCGAAATCACGTCATCCCACGTCATGCCGGGCATGTTGGTTAGGGTGTCTTCAAGCCATTCAGAGTATTTACCTTCCGTATCGCCTTCCGCCGCGTCAAAATCCCATGACGCTGTACGGACAATGCTTGTGATAGCAAAAAGCATGGCCCCGATGGTGGGATCGGAATCCCGCATTTCGCGGTATTTGCGGCGGCCCCGAAGTCCAACCAATTCGCGCTGAAATTCATCATGGATGTAGCCAGAAGAATGACGGAAGCTGGACACACCCAATTCAGCATGTGCGCCCGTGGGATTATCTTTTTTTTCGTTTGCCATGATTGCCCCTTTTTATGAAGGAATGTAGTAGGCCCCTCCCGTTGTGGAAATGCCTTCTTCAATTTCTTTTTGGGATTTTATCATAAGCTTGGTGAAAAGCCACACTAAAGCATCCAGCCTATCCGGCGATTTTTCCCCGTCCTTGCCCGTGAATGTGGTCATCTGTTCTTCCAACTCCGCGAAATGGCCGACCATGTGAAGGCGGCCTTGTTCGCACACGGATGATATCGGTTCTGCCCGAACCATCTTACCCTTGGTTGCCCGCACCATATAAACCTTGATGTTCGGATCAATCGAATGGATGGTGTGCCGTACCATGTCGCCGCCGTTGTTCACTTCGGCCACGATGAAATCAGCTTCAAAATCATGATAAGCCTGTATCGCTTTCCGTGCCCACCCATCGGGCGAGTATTTCCCGGACAAATCCGCCAGCACGTAACCATGATCCGGCTTGCGGTCATCCACGCCGCCGACAATGATTCCGGTTTCATCCGATCTTTCGTTTGCCGTGACCGCTGGATCAATCGCAACGCCGATCTGGACAAGATCATCCGCCCGGTCTTCCCGCGCCCGGTCAATGTCGGCTTCCTTGAAAAGTGCGCCATCAATATCATCAAGGAACTGCCCTTCCTCAAAACGCTTGCGCTTGCGCGGTGGAAGCCCGGCCAGAATCTTCATGTAGGAATCAGAAATGTTATCCAAATTGTCCTTTGGGTTCATCAAAAGCGATTTGTAATCTTCTGGATTTGGAAGCTTGATCCGGCTTTCAGGATCACGAAACATGAACCAGATTTGATAAATCCAGTGCTTTTTGCTTGGCGGGTTGCAGTCAACAAAGACCATGTTCCGCGCTCCGGCGATCTTTTGCGCCAAGCGTGTTAATACCGTTGTATACGCTTCATATGATATTTGTGACCCTTCGTTCAAGTAGATGGTGAGGTATTCGTTTCCAAGGATTTTTTCCACGCGCTGTTTGTCATCAAGACCCGCAATCCAGATTTCGGAACCGTTGGGAAAAGATATGAACCAGTCCGCATTGTTCATTTTTATTTTTACGTGCGGAAAAAGCTTCATCACCTTGGGAATGGTGTCATGCCACAGAGAAACCTTGGCGTGGTTGAAACGAAAGCGGCATATCAGGTGGCGCGATCCCTCATATTTTAAGGCGCGAAGGAAGATCACGCGCACAAGATAGAACGTCTTGCCGGAACGCGATCCGCCGTACAGCAAAATGAACATAGCCCCGGAAATAATTAAATCCAGTGCCTTGGCTTGGATTTTGGTTGGCTTGAAAAAACTCACGCATTAAACCCTGTCTTCGCCGGGTGTGACGAACACAACCCCGGTAAACTTTCCGTCTTCTCCATCCTTGAAAAGATTCAGGTGCCGGGCCAGCAACTCCAATGCCTTCGCCTTGTCGTGCAGCTTGATGGATTTTTCCGATGTGTTCCCGGTTTTTTGTGTCATCTGCGCCAGCGCAAGGCGTTGATCCTTGTCCAGCTTGCTTGTGTCCTTGATGACCATCTTTCCATCTTCAAACGTGCAAATTTGTGACAGATCAGAAAAGGCGATCCGCGCCAATTCCTGCACGATTCGTTCTTTGGTTACAGCGGACGCGGCGGCGCGTTCCTCCAAAACTTCGTGTATGCGTTTTTGGATTCCCGGCTTTGTAAGATTGTCAGAACCGATTGCCCCGGCGGTCTTTTCTGAATACCCTGCGGCGCGGGCTGCGCGTGATGCGTTGAAATCCACGGCGTATTCTTGACAAAAAAGCTCCATTTTTTCCGTCCAACGCGCGCCATCTTCCTGTGAAAAATCAACAGGTTGGTGCTTATTAAATCGCCTTTTCCGCGCACCCTTGATTTTCGGTTTTGGCCCACGTTTGCCCACATCAATCCCCTTTGTGGCGAATCATACCACGTTTTTATTCAATTTCGCTTCAATATTGGCAATTTCCATTTGAGTTTCAATGACTTGTTGATGTGATTCAAGCTTGGCGTGGTCATTGCACTGTTCCCCGTGCCGCGTGGTTCAGCTTCGCGTCATCGGCGTTGCGGAAGAAATCTCTGGCTTCTTTTGAGGAAACAAGGACGCGCTGGAAGAAGGCCCGTTCAAAATCCGGCGGCTGGCGGCCCATGGTTGCCCGGTTGACGATCCCGCACATCGTATCGTCCAGCCAATCCTTCACATCAAGCTTGGAAAAGCATGATTCGCAAAGCTTTAGATCAATCATCACCTTGATTGGCCTGTGTACGTCAATGGCCCATCCCGTGGCCGGAACGCAAATGGCAGGGATGAATTTGGCCCCGTGCTGGCAATCCACGAACTGGCATTTGTGGTGCTTCATGCCGTGCCCCCTGCGCCGGGCCACGGGCGTTTCAGAACCTCTTGGACACGCTCGAATGCCCGCCGGGCGACTTCGTACACCCGGTTTGGCTCTGGCGGCCAGAAGGTGGTTTTAAACCCCCCGGTGCGGCGGTTCACCGTGACAATCAGAACATCGGTCACGTCCGCATGCTCACGAATCGCTTGCATGGCGGCGTTGGCGGCCTGTTCCGCCGGAATTTTGAATTTTCCATTAGCGGCGGGCAGAATTAGTTTAGACATTGATTTTCCTTTCTTTTGGTGTAATTCCGGGATCAAAGCCGTTCCCGGTTCCGGCGTTCGGTTTCTTCCTTCTTGCGAAGGAAATCTTCGGTTTCATCGGCCCCCATCACAGCCCCATCCTTGATCAGATAGCGCACAGTGCCGATCTCCCCTGTTTCGCCAAGGACCTTCTTTTTTCCGCCGCCGAATGGAACAATGTTGGCTGGATCGGCGTTGGCTTCGAATGTTTCACGTGAAACATTAAACATTCTTTTCCTTATTCCTTCTATCTTCCATATTCAACACCTCCGACAATGCTGTTTTTTTGCCCGTAGAGTGGTTTCAATTTGGTTCCCCCTGCCGGGATACCAAAAAACTGTTTTGTTGCGCTCTCCGTGCATCCTTGGCGCAAATTGGATGGTTTCATGGCGGTGACTTACCCTTGTTTTTGCAAAAACCAAGAAAATGGGCAATCGGATCGTCTGGTTTGATCCCCTTCTTGCGTATCCAGCGGTTGTATTCACGGATGACAACTTGGAAATCCCACCCGGCGGCTGCGGCTTTCGCTTTTTCCCGCACCTTGTCCGGCAAGTG